TTTTAAGAAATTCAACTTCTGGTGCTTACACAGTACAATTTAAATATATAACTGGTTCAGGAGATACATTTACTTTTTCAACAACTGATAAAGGTGATCAACTTGTATTTGCTACTGGAAATGATGGAACTAACCCAGACATTTATACTTTAGGTTTTGGTTCAGGTGATGGTGATGTAACTCTTACTGGCACACAGACTTTAACAAACAAAACTTTAACTAGTCCTGCAATAGGAACAAAAATTTCAGATACTAATGGAAACGAATTAATTAATCTTACTGCAACAAGTTCAGCAGTTAATGAATTTACTTTAGCAAATGCTGCAACAGGTAATGGTCCAATTCTATCAGCAACAGGTGAAACTAACGTTGATATAAATTTAAATCCAAAAGGATCTGGTGTTCTTAAATCAGGAACAGCTGCAGTAAAAGTTGCAGGAAAAGAAACTATTTGGGTTCCAGCAACTGCTATGTATCCTAATACTACAAGCGGATGTGCAGATCTTGAACAAACAGAATTATCAAATGGCCCTGAACTTAAAACTTTAGATTTTGATAAAGATTCAGATGAATTTGCACAGTTTGCTGTTGCTTTTCCTAAGTCATGGAATGAAAGCACAGTAACTTTTCAAGCATTTTTTACAGCTAATACAACAAACACAGGAACAACATCATGGGCTTTGCAAGGTGTTGCATTAGCAGATAATGGAGATTTAAATACTGCTTTTGGTACTGCAGTTGCACCAACTGCAAAAGCTATGAGTGGTACAGCAAACGATTTAGCAGTAACAGCGGAAAGTGGAGCGGTAACTATAGCTGGTTCACCAAGTACAGATGAATACGTTTTCTTTCAAATATCTAGAGACGTTTCAGCAGATGATTTAACAGCTGATGCAAAACTATTAGGAATTAAATTATTCTTTACTACTGACGCTGCTAACGACGCATAATAGGAGTTAAGAATGAAAAACATTGACACGCCTTTAATAGTTGAAAAAGGTCATAAGAAAAAAGACGATAAAAAGAAATCTTTCGGATATCAAATATTAGGTTTTGGAGGAGGCTCTGTTCCTAAAAAATACATTGTTGCTTGTGGTGGAGCAGCTACTGTAACAGATGGAAATTTTAAAATTCATTTTTTTACTTCTGACGCTACATTTACTATCTCTTGCGCAGGGAACTCAGGTGGTAATAACGTTCTTCAATATTTAGTTATAGCAGGCGGTGGTGGAGCGGCCGGGCCCGGAATTGGATCGGGGGGCGGAGGCGGAGGCGGCCTTAGACAATTTTTAGGTATATGCAATCCATCTATGCCAGAAGATTTAAGCGCTCCTGCAGGTTTAACATTAGCAGCTCAAGGATACCCTATTCAAGTAGGAGGTGGGGGATCAGCTCAAAATAACGGTGAAGATTCTATATTTGGTCCAATCACTTCTTCTGGAGGTGGTGGTTCAAATCCATCAGGTACATCTGGAAGCTTTGGTGCAGGAAAAAATGGTGGAACAGGTGGTGGTGCGTCCGGTGGTTCATCTCCGGGGCCTACAAGCCCATCTGCTCCTGGAGGAAGTGGTAATACACCTCCTCAAACTCCACCTCAAGGTAAAAATGGTGGTAATGGATATATTGGTTACCCTGGATGTCATGGAAATCAAGGTGGCACAGGAGGCGGAGGAGGATCAGCTAGATCTTCAGGAGGAACTGTTCCATCTCCAAACCCAGCTGATTATCAAAGAGGCGGAAAAAATGGAGCACATGGATACGCTATCGCTAATTCTTTCTTTGGTCCAGCAGCACCTAGTTATGGTGATACTAATCCATCTTATTCTTGTACTAGAAGTTTCACAGGTGGAGGTGGAGGCGGCGTAATGCCTTCTACACCACAATATCCAAAAGGTGGAGGAACTGGCGGATATGGGGGCGGAGGAGACTCAGCGGGAGCACCTTTCTGGCCATCTACACCACAAGGTCATCAAAACGGCGACACTAATAAAGGCGGCGGTGGCGGCGGAAATGGTGGATCGGGAGGTTCGGGTTTAGTAGTAATTAAATACAAATTTCAAAATTAAATTATGGCACACTTTGCAAAATTAAATACGGACAACACAGTTTTAGGAGTACATGTTGTAGCAGACAATGACTGTTTAAAAGATGGTGTTGAAGATGAAGCGACAGGTATTGCATTTTTAAATAATGTGCATGGTTGGGAAAAATGGAAACAAACTTCTTACAATGCTAGAATTAGAAAAAGATTTGCAGGTATAGGAGATACTTACGATGAAACTAGGGATGCTTTCATAACACCTAAACCATTTCCTTCGTGGATATTAAACGAAACAACTTGTGAGTGGGAAGCACCCGTGAGTAAAACAACTTATTATCTTTTAGAATTAAATAGCGACGGCACTAGTCCAGGCACTTTTACAGAACATGACGCTGAAGGAAACCCAGTTGAAGCTCATCAAATATGGAATGAAGAAGATCAATCATGGGCTCCACACGAACCAAATTTTGCAACTACAGAAGTAAGAGTAAATCCAGATCCTTCAACTAAATACCAACCGACAAAACCTGATGTTGACGAATAATTGACTTTTTAATTAAAAAATATATAAGAAAGATAGAAATGATAAAGAAAACCTTGTCCGAAACTATAATTTGTACAGATTATTTACCTAAATTATCTAAAGTCAATAATGATGAGATTGATCAAGTTATTATAAAAGATTATTTAAACAACCCACCACAAAATGTTTTTGATGATGTTGAGTTAAGTCCAAATAAAAACATTACTTGGGTTATGGATTACGCAAGATCAAAGTTTAAAATAGTTGCAAACAAAAATACTTTAGTTCCTATTTTTGGAACAGGTAAAATAGAAAAATTTGGTGAGAGTGGTTATAATAGATGTTATCATAATCAATACGAATTAAATAGATCTCCTGATTTTGTAGTCATATATTGTGGTAATACAAACTCTGGAGAAATTATAATTAAATATCATGATTTTAGAAAAGCTGTTTGTCATTGGTCAGTTCCTATGGAAAAGAATAAAATAATAATATTTAATGGTAATTTAAATTATTTCATGACTAAGAATGAAGAGGAGAAAGACAGGATTACGTTTACGCAACTTTGTCAAATTTATTAAAATGTTGGGCAAATATTTTTATTGGTATTTTACCAAAGCTTTACATAACGTTGTTTGTGACAGCATTATAAAATTAGGTAAAAATAAAAAATTAAATAAAGCTAAAATAGGTGGTGATGGTTATAATAAAGATATCAGAAACTCTAATGTAACTTGGTTAGATGATTTTTGGTTGTATAGATATATCCATCCTTATGTGCAAATAGCAAATAGAAATGCTGGCTGGAATTATCAATGGGATTTTTCTGAAAGCTTTCAGTTTACAGAATATAAAAAAAATCAATTCTATAGTTGGCATAGAGATTCTTGGGATAGTCCATATAAGGATCACAATAATAAAAACTTTAATGGTAAAATAAGAAAACTATCTGTTATTTGTTCTTTAGTAGAACCTAATGATTTTAAAGGTGGAGAATTATTATTTCAACCAAGAGATCAAACTAACTCTGATATAACAATAGAGTGTAAAGAAATATTACCTAGAGGATCTATTGTAGTATTTCCATCTTATGTTTTTCATAAAGTAAACCCAGTAACAAAAGGAAAAAGATACAGTCTAGTATCTTGGAATTTAGGAGTGCCATTTAAATGAATAAATTATATAAAGAATCTTATTTCTCTTCACCTATATGGTATATGGATGCGCCAGAGTTTTTAAAAGATTTAAATAAAGCTTCTGACCCACATATTAAAGAAGCTAAAAATTTATTAAAACCAATAGTCGAAGAACGAAAAAAATTGTATAAAAAAAACATTGGTGATTTTGCATTGGTTGCTCACTCTGGATCTTTGTTATCTGATATGAAATTTAGACCTTTTACAGAGTATGTTGGAAACATGTCAGTAAGATTGTTAGAAGAAATGGGATACAATCTACAAGGATTTAATACTGCTTTTACTGAATTGTGGGTACAAGAGTTTTCTAAAAAAGGTGGAGGACATCATAGTTTACATACTCATTGGAATGGACATATATCTGGATTTTATTTTTTAAAAGCTAGTGAAAGAACTTCAGGCCCCATATTTCAAGACCCTAGATATGGTGCTTTAATGAATGGTCTACCTAGAAAAGATAAAAAAAATGTTAACGAAGAATCTAATTATGAAGTTTTTTTTCAACCTGCACCAGGTAAGTTAATGTTTTTTCCCTCTTATCTACCACATATGTTTTCAGTAGATTCAGGAATAGATCCTTTTAGATTTATTCACTTTAACATAAGAGCAATTCCAGCAGGAGTTTAAAGTGTTATATCCTAATTTATCAATAGATAATTTTTTTACTCACCCTGAAAAAATAATAGAATTTGCTAATAATTGTAAATTTAATGCAAACGATGATGGTCGTTGGCCTGGTTATAGAACAGATCAATTACATGAAATAGATGTGGATTTTTTTAATTTTATTACTCAACAAATAGTTACCTGTTTATATCCTGTGGATTTTAAAAAAATGGCATGGAAAGCCTCTTCAACATTTCAAAAAATACCAGGACATATTTACAAAAACGTAGGATGGATTCACAATGACTCCCCTTCCGAATTTACAAGTATAATATATCTAAGTCACCACAAGAAATGTGGAACCTCATTATATTTACATAAAAGTTTTGATAGGTTGTCAAGAAACGAAGATTCTAAAAGAGAGGGATATTTAAAACAAGATCCTGTATTAATAAATAAAAAGAAACCAGTTAAAGAAAATAATGCTAATTACGAAAAAACATTTTCGTTTCAATCTAGATTTAATAGAATGATTTTATTTGACGCAAGTCACCCCCATGGAGCAGACAAATTTTATGAAGAAGATTGCCAAGAAGATAGACTAACTTTAATAACTTTCTTTCAAAGTTTATTTAATCGATCAGGAGAACCTATGAAATATCCTAGTGTGGAATTAAAAAGAAATGAGCTTTAAAAATAAAAAATATTTGGTTATTAAAAATGCAATCTCTAAAGAGTTAGCTACTTTTAATTATAACTACCTGTTAATGAAACAACAAGTTCATAAAACTTTGACAGAAACAAATTACCTACCAATTAATGATAGCACTTTTGGAACATACACCGATGATCAAGTGAGAGGCACTTATTCTAATTATGGTGACATTGCTATGGATACGTTATTGTTATTGGTAAAACCTTTAATGGAAGAAAAAACAAAAACTAAATTAATTGAAACATATTCATATGCTAGAATTTATAAACCAGGGGATGAATTAAAAAGGCACAAAGACAGACCTTCTTGTGCTATATCTTGTACTATGAATTTAGGAGGAGATTCATGGCCTATATTTATAGAACCATCTGGCAAAGAAAACAAAAAAGGAAAAAAAGTAATTTTAGGTCCTGGTGATTTATTAATATATAGAGGTTGTGATTTAGAACATTGGAGAGAACCTTTTACAGGAGATAATTGTGCGCAGGTTTTTTTACATTATAACAACTCTAAAGAACAAAAAAATATATTTGATAACAGACCACATTTAGGTTTACCTTCTTACTACAAGAAAAATGTCTGAACATATAAAATTAAAAGATGGTACTGAAACTATTCATGTGTTTAAAAATTTTTTAGATTATAATTTGTGTGATTATTATTTTAAACAAATAAATGATTTAGGTCCTGGTGTTTATGACTGGGATGTTAGATCAAAAGATATTACAAAAGACAAAAAAATAGTAAACAAAGTAAGAAAGTTTCTTTGTAAACAATTAAATGTTGATCTTGAAATAGATCAAGCGCAACTTCAAAATTGGAACGTGGGTAGTCGTTCGGGTTTTCATAGACATCAAAATAGAGAAGGTGATGGAGTAAGAGATACAGCTTTAAATAGTTTAATTTATTTAAATGATGACTTTGAGGGAGGCGAATTCATAACTCCTAATAACTCTTATAAACCAAATAAAGGAGACTTGACTTTTTTTAATGGATATACATTATGGCATGGTGTTAATGAAGTTTTAAAAAAAGATAGAAAGACAATAATTTTTTGGTGGGAATGATAAAAAAAATTACAATAGTTGGAGGAGGGTCAGCTGGTTGGATGACAGCTGCAACTTTAGTAAAAGCTTTTCCAAATAAAAAAATAACTTTAATTGAATCACCTAATATTTCAACAGTGGGAGTTGGTGAAAGCACTATAGGTGGTATTAGAAACTGGACAAACTTTATAGGTATAGATGATCAAGATTTTTTATCTTCTACTGATGGTACATATAAGCTAAGTATTAGGTTTCAAGATTTTTATAAAAAAGGAACTTTCTTTCATTACCCATTTGGTGAACCTCTTACTAGAGGAAATGATTGGTGGTATAAAAAATTCTTAGATCCAAAGTTATCTAATTCAGATTATGCTGATTGTATGTTTCCACAAATGGCTTTTGTAAATAAAAATAAATTATCTTATGATAATCCAAAAGTTCAACCTTTTAATTTTGATACAGATACGGCTTATCATTTTGACGCCACTAAATTTGCAATATGGCTAAGAGATAATTTGTGTATTCCAAAAGGAGTAATTCATATAAAAGAAGATATAAAATCTATAGAACAAAACGAAGAGGGCATTAAATCATTAAATAAAAAACATAAAGCAGATTTGTTTATTGATTGCACAGGGTTCAAAGCTTTATTGATAAAAGAAACTTTAAAAGAACCTTTTGAATCCTATTCTGATTTATTGCCTAATGACTCTGCTTGGGCAACTAGAATACCTTATAAAAATAAAAAGAAAGAATTAGTTCCATATACTAATTGCACAGCTATAGAAAATGGTTGGGTTTGGAACATACCTTTATGGTCAAGAATGGGTACAGGTTATGTTTACTCAAGTAAATTTGTAGATGATGAAACTGCCTTAAAACAATTACAAAAACACTTAGGCACCAAAGATTTAGATTTTAAAAATATAAAAATGAGAGTTGGTATTCACAAAAGATTGTGGGTAAAAAATGTAGCCGCCATTGGTTTAGCAGCTGGATTCATAGAACCATTAGAAAGTAACGGTTTGTATTCAGTGCATGAATTTTTATTTTCACTAGTTAGAAATCTAGAAAGAGAGCATATATCTCAATGGGATAAAGATAATTTTACATTTCAATGCAAATCTAGTTTTAGAAATTTTGCAGAGTTTGTAGCTTTTCACTATGCTTTAACTCAAAGAACAGATACACCATATTGGAAAGCTAATTTTAACAAAACATGGGAAGAAAAATTAATTAATTTAGAATCTACACCATTACAGGGGTTTCATAAATATGCTAGCGAAAGAGCTTTTACATATTATCACGATCAAAAAGGTGGCTCTCACGCAATATCAGCAGGAATGAATTGGGCTCCTACTACTTTAAACTCTGTAGTTTGGATTACTAAGTTAAGTAAAGAAAATTTATCTAAACAGTTTTGGCAACAGAAAGTAAATGAACTTGATAATAGAAAGAAATTATGGAAAAAAGCAGCATCTAAAGATTTGAGTTTCCATGATTTTATGCTAAAAAATATATATCAAAACTTGTAAACGATAGGTTAAAAGATGAACGTGGAAATGTAATACATAATGTAGGTGGACATACATATAGCCACGATTCTTTTGGTTATAATAATAAGGTTTATAAATCTAAAAGTTTACCTAAAGCTCCTGATTATACTCCTGATACTTATGATTATGATTTTTACAATGATGCTGTTACTGTAAAAAACTTAGTTTTACATCAGCAGGCTAGAACAGCAACTAACGCAGCTGGACATACAGGTTATGATATAATGGGATTTGATGAATTGCGTGGTTATGTTTATCCTATTCAACGACATTTAATTGAAATAGGTTATTTAGATGAAGGTGATGATGATGGTATTATGGGACCTAGAACAGAAGGTGCTATAAAAAGATATGAATATAACAAGCCTGGCCCTATGGAAGAAGCCTGGCATAGTATTAAACAAATGGATTTTAACCCCTTTGATTAAAGGTAAATATGTCAAATAAAAGTAAAAAAGGTCATAATGATGTTGCGACATTAAATTATGTTTTTGGGAATCCTGAAATTATGTCTATGGTAGATTCTGTAGGTTACAATTTAATGCCCGAAGGTCATTATGATCATAAAGATCATAATTATAGTGCTAGCGAAAACATTTTACGTATTATTAATGATCCTAATTTTAATTTACAATATATGGATAAAGATGAATTTGCTGAAAATTATGGCGATTTAACACCTGGTCGACAGACTCATGGCGTTGCTT